GGACGTCCTATTCAAGTATGGATTAACCGTCAATCAGGAAATACTGACGCAATACCTACTACCGTGTTGGCAAGCAATACTGGTGGAACAATTAGCGCTACAGCTACTTCTATTAATGTTGCATCGGTAGCAAATCTTTCTACTTCTGGGTTTGTAAAAATTGGAACAGAAACCATTAGCTACCCAAATATTGTAGGTAATACTCTTACAAATTGCGCCCGTGGTCAAAATGGAACTACAGCAGCTGCTCATGCAGACGGCGCAGAAGTAACCGTTCAATACCTGCCGTGCATTAATGTATGGCCTACTCCTAACGCTCCAGGCAATCAATATACGTTTGTTTACTACCGCATGCGTAGAATTCAAGACGCTGGAACTGGCGTTAGAGAACAGGACATTCCTTTCCGTTTTATTCCATGTATGGTAGCTGGATTGGCGTACCAATTAAGCAATAAAATGCCAGGCGTAGATCCAAACAAAATAATGATGCTAAAGGCTGATTATGAACAGCAATTCCAACTAGCGGCTGATGAAGATAGAGAGAAGGCTTCCGTAAGATTCGTTCCAAGGAACTTATTCTATGCCTAGCCAATGGGCCTCTGGCAAACATTCAATTGCCCAATGTGATAGGTGTAATTTTAGATACAAACTAAAGGAACTAAAAACACAAACGGTAAAAACAAAGCCTTTTAAAATTAAGGTTTGCCCTACTTGCTGGGATCCAGATCAGCCGCAGCTGCAGTTGGGTATGTATCCTGTTAATGATCCTCAAGCAGTACGGGAGCCAAGACCTGATAATAGCTATTTACAGTCTGGTAATAGTGGTTTACAAATTGTAAATACTGGCAGTACAGATCCAGATGGATTTGGTTATCCAGAAATGGGTAGTAGAGTAATACAATGGGGTTGGAACCCTGTGGGTGGAAGTAGGGGTCCAGATGCAGGTTTAACCCCAAATGACTTGGTACAACAAGTAATTGTTGGTACAGTAACGGTAACAACAACTTAAGGAGTTGAAAATGTTTAAAAAAGGCGCAGACGGAATTGAAAAAAAAGGTAAAACTGACGTTAAAATTTACCCTAATGATGGTCCAAAAGTAATTGATAATGGTCCAAAATCTAGTAAAAGTAGCTTAAATAAGAACATGAAAGCTATGGGTCGTAATTTGGCTCGTTGTTCTAATCAAAGAGGTCGTTAATCATGGCTAAATATTCTATGAAAAAAGGTGGTAAGGAAGTAGGATCTGCTGAGGTCTATGCTGAACCACATACCATGAGTGGTAAAAAATTATCTAATGTTGAAAGCTCAGTTACTAAAAAAGGTAACGGAGTAAATGACGTTAACATGTCTGTTGCTGGTATTAGCAAAGGTAACTATGCCCCAATGAACCCATATGGAGTTGGTGTAATGCGTGGTTATGGCGCTGCTACCAAAGGTCGCAAAATTAGCGGAAAAATGGGCTAATGAATTACGCTCAGTTAACGCAAGCGATTATTGACTACTCTGAGTCTGATGAGCAGTCTTTTGTAACTAATATTCCTTTGTTTGTCCAGCAATGTGAAGAACGGGTTTATAACGCCGTTCAGATCCCAGCCATTCGTAAGAATCAGACTGGTAACTTTACACAAAGCGACAAGTACCTTGCGTTACCTTCAGACTATTTAGCGTCTTTTTCGATGGCGGTTATTTTGGCTAATGGCAGTCAAGAGTTCCTAATTGACAAGGACGTTAACTTTATTCGTCAGGCATACCCAAGTCCTACAGATGAGGGCGTTCCCCGTTACTACGCCCAGTTTGAGCCGTATACATACATTATTGGTCCGACCCCAGATGCAAACTACAATGTAGAGCTGCATTATTACTATTACCCACAATCTATTGTTACTGCTGGTACTAGTTGGCTGGGCGATAACTTTGAAACCGTCTTGTTATATGGTTCTTTGCGTGAGGCTGTAATCTTCCAAAAGGGAGAACAAGACATGGTTGCCTACTATGAACAAAAGTACCAAGAATCCTTAGCATTGCTCAAAGAATTGGGTGATGGTAAAGATAGACGTAGCGCCTACCGTGATGGACAATTACGATTACCCGTACCAGGACCAGTTAGATAATTTTTAGGAGCAAGAAATGGCAATTACCCAAGGAATGGCTACATCGTTTAAGGTTCAAATCTTAAATGGTCAGCACAATTTTTCAGCAAACACGTTTAAATTAGCTCTGTATACCAGCTCGGCTACTATTAACGAGAATACAACTGCATACTCTACAAGCAACGAAGTAGCTTCTGCTGGTAACTACAGTGCTGGTGGAAATACTTTATCGGTTAGCGTAACCCCAACAAATACTGGAAACGTGGCTTTTATCTCGTTTTCCAATACGTCTTGGGCAAATGCAACGATTACCGCTAACGGCGCTTTGATTTATAACGCTAACTTGGCAAATGCGGCTGTTGCTGTATTGGCTTTTGGTGGTGATAAAACATCGACCAATGGTACATTTGCAGTGAACTTCCCAACTGCTGACGCAACCAACGCAATTATTCGTTTGACCGCTAGTTAAGGAGCTGTAAATGGCTCTGATCTTAAAAGATCGTGTTAAAGAAACCACTGCTGTAACCAGCACAGGTACGGCTACCCTTTTGGGCGCTGTAACTGGCTATCAGTCTTTTTCGGTTATTGGTAACGGAAATACGTGTTATTACACCATTGCTGCGCAGACTGGCTCAGAGTGGGAAGTTGGTATTGGTACATACACTTCGCCAGATCAGTTAAGCCGAGATACTGTTTTATCCTCAAGTAATAGCGGTTCAGTAGTTAACTTTTCTGCTGGAACAAAAGACGTATTTGTAACGCAACCATCGTCAAAAGCCGTTTATACCGATGCAAGTAATATTGTTAATACCTCTGGTAATGCTGCCACAACTGTTACTTTTACTCAGGTTAATACCACAAATTTAGTTGCCAGCTCTGTTACCTTAACGGCTGGAACAATTAGCGCCAATGCTGCTAACGCCACGGATATTACCAATAAAACTTATGTTGATGGACTTTTCTCAACAGGCATTACATACCATTCCCCAGTAAGGGTAGAGTCACCAAACACAGCTGGCAATTTAAACGCTACATACAATCAACCTGGTGGTGCTGGTGTTGGTGTTGGAGCTACATTGACCAATGCAGGGACGCAGGCTGCTCTTGTAATTGATGGTATTACGATGGTGGTAGCTGATCGTGTATTAATTTACAACCAGACCAATGCGTTTGAAAACGGTGTTTATACAGTTACTAACGTAGGTTCTATATCTACTAACTGGGTATTAACCCGTGCAACCGATGCCGATACTTATGGTGTTGGAAACCCAAATAAACTAGGCCAAGGTGACGCATTTTTCGTTACTTCTGGTAATACAGGCGCTGGCGAAACTTATATTTGTAACACCGTAGGTACCATTACCTTTGGCACCACAAACATTACATTTGCTCAGATTAGCTCTGTACAGGTTTATTCCGCTGGTACTGGTTTAAACCTTACCAACTTAGCATTTAGTATTGCTAATACCGCTGTTACTGCAGCGCAATATGGTAACGATGGAGCTGTTGGACAGTTTACGGTTAACGCTCAAGGGCAGTTAACTAACGCTGCTAACGTATCAATTAACGCTTCTAGTATCTCTGTAGGCACTTTAGCCAACGGAAGAACCACAGCCGATTCTGCTAATGGAGCATCAACCATAGTTTTGCGAGACGCTAATGGTTCGTTTAATGCTAACGTAATAACTGCTACAACAGTTAATGCAACTTCTGGTAACTTCACCAACATTACTGGCAACGCCGTAGCTTTAACCGCTATCAATGCCTCTAATATCACTTCTGGTACGTTAGATAACGCTCGTACTACAGGCAACACAGCAAACAGCGCAAGCACCATAGTGCTTAGAGATGCAAACGGCAGCTTCGGATCCAACGTTATTAGTGCTTCTTTGTTTAGTGGTGACGGTTCAGCAATTAATGCTATCAATGCTTCAAATATATCGTCTGGCACAATTGCCAATGCTCGTACTACGGCTGCCTCTGCTAACGGGGCTGCTACGATTGTTCTTCGTGACTCTAGTGGTAGCTTTGATGCCAATACAGTTAACGCTGTATCGCTTATAGGTAACGCTTCTCAAGTAACAGCAATTAATGCCTCTAACATTTCTTCGGGGACTATTGATAATGCAAGAACGACTGCTTCTTCTAGTAACGGCTCTAGTACTATTGTTCTCCGTGATGCAGGTGGGGCGTTCGCTGCTGGGGCAATAACAGGTACATCGTTTACTGGTAACGGTTCTGCTATTACCGCCATTAACGCTTCGGCAATTACCACAGGAACTTTAGATAATGCCAGGACTACTGCTTCTTCTGCCAATGGTGCTTCCACTATTGTTGCTCGTGATGCTAACGGGTCTTTTACTGCTAACGTAGGAACATTTACTTCTATATCAGGTAATGGTGTAGCCCTTACAGCCATTAATGCCAGCAATATTAGTTCTGGAACCATAGACAACGCAAGAACAACTGGCAATACTGCTAACAGCGCAAGTACATTGGTATTAAGAGACGCAAATGGTAACTTTGCTTCTAACGAAATTAGTGGTGAAGAAGTGATTGCTACTAACGGCTTGTTTATAAACAGCTTAACAATATCTTCTAGTTACAGTATTCCATCAAACTCTTCTGCTATGTCGGTTGGGCCTGTCACTTTAGCAAACGGTGTAAGCGTAACTGTGCCATCTGGCGGTCGTTGGGTAGTTCTATAAGGATAAGATATGAGTATCGTTTTAATAGGCTCAACTAGCGGAAGTATTACATTACAAGAACCAGCCGTTGCTGGAACTAATACCATTACACTTCCAGCAAGCACAGGAACTATGGCTTTATATGCAAATCCACAAATAACGGTATATACAAGCGGTAGTGGAACTTATACAACACCAACTGGTGCTAAATTTTTACAAGTTCGCATGGTTGGTGGTGGTGGTGGCGGTGGTTCAACAACTGGTTCTGCTGGCAGTGCTGGTGGTGCTTCTACTTTTGGTTCTGCTTTTTTAACGGCTAATGGTGGTGGCGGCGGTTCAACTGCATCAGGAGGTGTTGCTTCAGGCGGTTCTGCTACTGGTGGCGATATAAATATATCAGGTGGCGAAGGCGGTGCTGGCCCTCAACCAGTACCAGGAAGTTACGCACCTGGTGGTTCTGGGGGAAATTCGGCTTTTGGTGGTGGTGCAGCACAATCACAAGCCGCAGTCGTTGGTACTGCTGGCTCTACTAATAGTGGTGGCGGTGGAAGCGGTGGAAGTGGTGGACCAGGCGGAGGTCTTGGTTCTGCTGGCGGTGGCGGTGCTGGCGGTTACTGTGAAAAACTTATTACATTGCCATCTTCTACTTACGCATACGCAGTAGGTGCTGGTGGTTCCGCTGGATCAGGCGGTACTAATGGCGGTGCTGGCGGCTCAGGAATAATTATTGTTACTGCTTATTTTGGATAAAACTATGGATAAAACTATGAACAAATACGCAATCATTCAAAACGGGTTAGTTATCAATTACATTGAGTACGAAACTCAACCTAAAAACCCACCACCTTCTTTTAAAGAAGGAACAATAGCCGTACTAAACAATAATGTTGGTGTTGGCTATACATACGCTGATGGTGTGTTTACTGAACCAAAACCTTATCCTAGTTGGACATTAGTAAACAATAAATGGGAAGCTCCAACACCCAAGCCACAAGACAACAAACTTTATGTTTGGGACGAAGCTACAACTAGCTGGAAGGGATTAACATAATGGCATCAATTATCACAGCCACAACTACCAATGGACTTGTTAGTTCTGCTGATAACTCAGGTGTATTACAGTTAGCATCGGGTACTGGTAATTTAATTACTGTTCCATCTACTACTGGAACAATGGCTTTATATGCAAATCCACAAATAACTGTTTATACAAGCGGTAGCGGAACTTATACAACCCCTACTGGTACTAAATATTTAACTGTTGAATTAGTTGGTGGCGGTGCTGGTGGTTCTGCAAGTAGCAACGGATCCGCTGGCGGAACTGGAGGAAACACTACATTTTCAACTTTAACTGGGACTGGCGGTACTTCAACTGTCCCAACTGTTGGAGGAACTGGTGGAGCGGCTTCTGGCGGTGATGTAAATATTGCTGGAGGTTCTGCATCAGGTTCATATCAAGCCTTTGAAACATCAGGTGCTTCTTATACTGGCGGTAGTAATGGAGGAGTTTCATATTTTGGAGGTGCTGGCAAAGGGGGTGCTCCAGGTGGTAGCGCAGGTGGTGCGGCAGCTACAAATAGTGGTTCTGGAGGTGGAGGCGGCGCTCAAAATACAACTGCTTATGCTGGTACTGGTGGAGGTGCTGGTGGATATGTTAGAAAACTTATTACCTCTCCTTCAGCTACTTATTCTTATGCGGTGGGTGCTGGGGGTTCTGGTGGAGCGGCTGGTGTAACGGACAGCTTTGCTGGCGGTGCTGGCGGCTCAGGAATAATTATTGTTACTGCTTATTTTGGATAATAAATGTGAAGCACCAACAGCCAAACCAAATGACGGAAAGCTATATATGTGCGATGAAGCTACAACTAATTGGAAGGAATTAACATAATGCCTATCGTATTAGACGGCACAAACGGAATTACATTTCCTAATAGCACTACACAAGCTAGTGCTGGAAAAGTATTGCAAGTGGTTCAAGTTATTAACTCTACAACATTTAGTTCTTCCAGCACTAGTTATGTTACCCCAACAGATATGAGTGTAACAATTACTCCAACAAGTTCAACAAGTAAAATATTAGTTTTAATGAGAGTAATGTGTTCTGGTTCTCTTGCTGGAACTATTACTTTGCGTGGTCAATTAATTCGTGGCGCAACAGCTTTAGACTCTGGAGATAGTGGAGCTTCACCAAACAGCAGTTTTATTAATACACGCTTTGTTAATTATTTAGACTCTCCAGCAACTACATCTGCAACAACATACTCTTATCAATTTTATGGTGATGGAGCTACTTGGTATGTTAATCAGACTGGAGCTGCTGGAAATCCAGCTTCTAGTCAATTAACTTTAATGGAGATTGCAGGATGATAAGTGCTATTTATAAACTATATCCACAAGTTAAATATACCATTGACAATGTTGCTTACGATGCTAATGACAATGAAGTTGCTTATGACCTTGCTGCGGTGACTGCACAAGCTGAAGCGGATGTACAAGCAGCTAAAAATGCAAAGATTTCTGCATTAGCTAAATTAACTGCACTTGGACTTTCTGAAGATGAAGTAAAAGCATTAATAGGATAGACGAGGACTAAATGTTTGCTGAATCCCCGTATGCAGGTTCGCCTTTTGCCTCACTGGGGGTAGCTGCGGATGTATCCATAACTGTTGTTGGGGTTTCTGCGGTAGGTGTAGTAGGCACAGTTGATATAAGCACAGGCGCTACTATTGACTTAACAGGCGTAAATGCGATTGGTCGAGTTGGTGATGTAGCAGTAACGGCTGATTCTAACGTTGATGTAACGGGTATTAACATCCCATGTCTAGTTGGCACGGTAGATGTAAGAGCTGATGCAGTTGTAGATTTGACTGGGGTGTACGCTGTAGGGCGCATAGGTAACGTAGATGTTCAGGCTGGTGCAGTAGTTACGGTTACTGGAGTAGCTGCTATCGGGATTACAGGCTCGGTAACGGTTACAGGCAATGCAGTTGTAGATTTGACTGGAGTTTATGCAGTAGGCCGATTAGGTAATGTAGATGTTACAGCTAGCGCCACAGTATTTGTTACAGGCGTATATGCGGTAGGGCTAATTGGTAACGTATCTGTATCAGGAAATGCCACGGTAAACGTGACAGGAGTCAAGGCTGTTGTTAAACTTAAAGTCGTAAACGTTTGGGGCAATATTAATACAGATCAGATACCTAATTGGGCACCAATCGCACCTGGCGCTGGTTCTGGATGGACAGAGATTAACCCTAGCCAAACGCCTAACTGGACAGATGTTTTAGTGCCTTCGGGCTTTGATAATTAAGGATATACCATGGCAAGTACATTTTCACCATCATTACGTATCGAGTTAATCGGTGACGGAGACCAATCAGGTATCTGGGGGCAAACCACTAATACAAACCTAGGAACCTTAATAGAACAGGCAATTTCTGGGGTTATTACGATAAATTTGACAGACTCTAATTACACCCTAAGTAATTTTAATGGTGTATCTGATGAGGCTAGAAACCAAGTTATTGTAGTTGTTGGCACAGTTACTGGAATACGTAACGTTAGTCCTCCGATAGTTGAAAAAACTTATGTTGTTCAAAACAACACTACAGGCGGTTTTGCTATACGAGTTATTGGCACTACTGGTCAGGGCGTATTAATACCAAATGGCACCACAGCATACATATACTGTGATGGAACTAACTTTAACAGTATTATTAATGGCGCAACTGGTAACTTTGACGTGGCAGGCAACCTAGCGGTTACGGGTACAACTACTTTAACTGGTGCTGCTACTTTATCTAGCACTTTAGGTGTTACTGGAGCTACCTCGTTAACTACAGGCTCTATTTCAGGGGTAATGACTGCACCAACCGCAGCCGTTACTACTGATAACACACAAATAGCAACAACCGCATTTGTAAGAGATATTATTCCAACAGGCGTTATCTTAATGTGGTCTGGTTCAATTGCCTCAATCCCGTCTGGCTGGTTATTATGTGATGGATTAAACGGAACTCCAAATTTAGTCGATCGGTTTGTTGTTGGTGCTGGTTCAGCTTATGCTGTGAACGCAACGGGTGGTTCTGCAAATGCTACTCTTGTAAGCCATACTCATACTGCTTCAGTAGCAGATCCTGGGCATTTCCATAATGCCTTTGGTGTTCAACAATTAACTGGTGCTGGTAGTGGTTTTGACTGGAATCCATCAAATCTAAATACTGGCGCTACTCGATTTGTTAGCACAGTTGCTACTGGTATAACTGTATCTAACAGCACAGAAGGTTCTTCTGCTACCAACGCAAATTTACCACCATACTACGCACTTGCTTACATTATGAAAGCCTAACATGATTAAAACCATCCAAGACTCTTTAGACGGCGGTGAATTTAAACCACGCCATACGATTGAAATCTACTGTCCTAACTGTGGATACGATGTTTCTGAGGCTGAACTAGCTGCCAAAATGTGTAGTGATTGTGGGCATAGCCTTGAGAATCCAGAGCAGCACGTAGCTATTATGGTGGCTAATATGTCATTCGGCGGGTCAACACTCTGAGGCAAAGAACAGTGAGATATGTCAGATCCGTTGGGGTTGTCCGAGGGGGTAAAGGGGCTTAGTTCTGGGCTGGATTCTGCTCGTGAAGCAGGTAAGTCCGTTTCTAAACAGATTGAAAATGTACAAAAAGACGCCGTAGATGTAGCCCAGCAAAGAGCGCAAGAGCGTATACGGGCAAGACGGGAAGCAGAATTTAAGAAGGAACGAGCGCTGGTTAAAGCGCTTGAAGAGTGGAAACGAAAGAAACAAATCTCCGATGAGGAGGCTGATTTAAAGATTAAGTTTGTAAAGCAGTACGGCGCTAAAGAATGGGATGCACTGCTCAAGATTAAGCTGGACATTGAGAACATGGAACGTAAAAACAACGATGAGTTCCAGCATGATTTAAAGACAGTAAGGCAGGTGCAGTTTTATTGTTTTATGGCGGCGTTGATTGTAACGTTGTGGCTAAAGTTTATTTTAGGAGCGTTTTAAATGTTAGGACTAGATACCATTGTTGGCGTAGGCATGAAGCTAATTGACAAGCTGATACCTGACCCACAAGCCAAAGCACAAGCCCAGCTAGACCTAGCTAAACTTGCCCAAGAAGGCAAACTGGCTGAAATACAAGCTGATACTGTAGCTATGCAAGAAACCAGTAAACGCTGGCAGGCAGATATGGCATCGGATTCTTGGCTTTCCAAGAACATCCGTCCGATGACCCTTGTGTTTATTTTATTGGTCTTTTGCGCTTTTTCTTTAATGTCAGCGTGGAAAATTGATGTTAATGAATCTTACGTAAAGCTCTTAGGCGAATGGGGTCAGTTAATTATGTTGGCTTACTTTGGTGGACGTACCGTTGAAAAGATTATGGACATGAAGTCGAAAGAGAAACAAGATGCAAAGTAACTTTGAAAAGTGCCTAGCGAAGATGCTTGCCCATGAGGGCGGCTTTGTAAACCATCCACAAGACCCAGGCGGTATGACTAATTTTGGCGTAACTAAACGGGTTTGGGAAGAATGGGTCGGACATGAAGTTGACGAGAAACAGATGCGGGCGCTGACCCCCGAAACCGTTGCGCCACTTTATAAGAAGAAGTACTGGGATGCTTGCCGAGCTGATGATCTTGTATCTGGTGTTGACTACTGCGTTTTTGATGTCGCTGTTAACTCAGGCTCAGGTCGTGCCATTAAGTTTTTGCAGTCGTGTGTTGGGGTTACTGCTGATGGTGGTTTCGGGCCTGCTACTCTGGCTGCTGTAGAAAAAGCCGAGGAAGATCCAGCTAGGTTAGTAGAGCTGTATTGCGCTAAACGGCTAGAGTTCTTACAATCACTTAAGACCTTTGAAACCTTCGGTAAAGGCTGGTCTAGGCGTGTTGCAGAAGTTAAAGATGAAGCACTTAAGATGTTAGGGTAAACCCGAATGCCATTACAGAAATTACAATTCCGACCAGGCGTAAACCGAGAAGGTACTAATTACTCCAACGAGGGCGGTTGGTATGCTTGCGACAAAGTGCGTTTTCGCTCAGGTTTTCCTGAAAAGATTGGCGGATGGATCCGTCTTTCAAACAATACGTTTTTAGGTGTAGCCCGTGCTTTATGGAATTGGGTAACTTTGGCTGGCTCTAATTTATTAGGGGTTGGCACTAACCTTAAGTACTATATTGAACTGGGTGGTGCATACAACGATGTTACCCCTATCAGGGTTACATTTAGTGCAGCCTCTACTCCAAACACAACAAACTGTATTTCCACTACCAATGGATCTAATGTAGTAACAGTTAACTATGTAAACTATGGTGGCATTAGTAATGACTTTGTAACTATTTCTGGCGCTAATGCTGTGGGTGGAATAGCCGCAACTGAAATAAATGCCGAACATCAAATTACTTATATAGATTTAGATACCTTTACATTTACAGTAAATTCTGCCGCAACTTCTAACGTAGCAGCTGGTGGTGGTAATACTATTACTATGGCGTTTCAGATTCAAACTGGCTTAGATGTTTTTGTGGTTGGCACTGGCTGGGGCGCTGGAACATGGCCTTCTTATATCCAAACCACATTGAGCAGTCCATTTACTTGTACAAGTCCTAGCAACGTTGTTACCGTAACCCAAACAGCACATGGTCTTGCTAACGGCAACGCAGTTTATTTCAATAGCATATCTGGTAATGTTTGCGGCATAGCATCTACCCCATTTATTAAAGCGTTTTCAATTACAGTAGTCAATGCAAATGCCTATACGTTCTCAACGGTTATTGGTTCTAATACCTATACCACGTCCGATAACGGCCCAACGGGTGGCACGGTAGTTGTTTCTACGCCTGTTGCACCTTTCCGTGGTTGGGGTACGGCGGCGAATGTAGGTATTGGGCAACAGCTTCGTTTATGGACAAATGACAACTTTGGTGAAGATTTAATTATTGCTCCTCGTGGCGGTGCTATTTATTATTGGGATGCAACAACTGGCGTGTCAGTGCGGGCTGTAGAACTAAGCACTTTAGCTTCAGGTTCAACGGTTCCTGGAACTTCATATACCTACAAAGACTTTGTTCCCAACCAAACCAATCAAATTATTGTATCGGCAATTCAACGTTTTGTTATTGCTTTTGGCGCTAATCCTTATGATCCGACTGATCCAACGACTCCGTTTGACCCACTTTTAGTTCGCTGGTCAGACCAAGAAGACCCTTTTACATGGGTGCCAGATGCCACTAATCAGTCAGGTGAATATCGTCTAAATATTGGATCCACTATTATTTCAGCTCGTTCAACCCGCCAAGAAATTTTGGTTTGGTCTGATGCCGCTATTTATTCTATGCAATACCTTGGACCGCCCTATATTTGGGGCTTTCAATTGCTGCAAGACAACATTACCATCATGTCTCCTAATGCGGCTATAACTGTTAACAACATTACCTACTGGATGGGAACAGATAAGTTCTTCTCGTACTCAGGACGTGTAGAAACGCTTCCTTGCGCACTATGGCAGTTTATTTTTGACGACATTAATAAAGACCAGTCATTTCAGGTATTTGCTGGTTCAAATGAAGGTTACAACGAAATATGGTGGTTCTATTGCTCACAAAATAGCAATGCAATAGATAGCTACATTATTTACAACTACCTTGAGCGCACATGGGCTTACGGCACAATGAATCGTACCGCTTGGCTAGACTCAGGCTTACGCCAGTTCCCAATGGCTGCCTACCCTACAGGCAATAAGATTTTGTTCCATGAGGCTAACGTAGATGATGTATCAGGGTTAACCCCAGTACCGATTGAAGCCTACATTCAGTCTTCTGACTTTGACATTGGTGATGGGCACAACTTTGGATTTGTGTGGCGCATACTGCCAGATTTAACTTTTAACGGCTCAAACGTAAACCAGCCATACGTAACAATGACGGTGCGCCCACGCAGAAACTCTGGTGCTCCTTATGGTACAGCAAACAATCCAGAAGTAGCCAGTACCCAGAACTACGTTAGCAGTGGAACCTATGACGTACAGGAGTTTGATGGACAGGTATATACCCGTCTTCGTGGACGCCAAATGAGCTTTAGGATTGAGTCAACCACTTTAGGTGTGGCTTGGCAGTTAGGTAGTCCACGTATTGATATTAGAAACGATGGTCGCAGATGACGATTTATAGGGATACCCCGCTTCGCCCACCAAAAGCACCCAATCTGCTGATTGCGCCAGTAGACTATCGCCAGCAATACATCGACCAGCTTAATAATGCTCTGCGTCTGTACTTTAACCAGATTGATAACAGCATCGCATCGTTGCTAGACGTTACAGGTGGGGGAGCTTTAAGCCTTCCTTTTATTGCTGCATCCGATAGCACAGATCAACTTGCCACCGCCTCAGACACCGCTACGGTTGTAAAATGGAACACCCTAGAGGGCGGTAGCGGGTTTACTTTAAACGCCCCTGGCTCGGCTACGGCGCTTGTATCGGGTGTGTATAAAATTACATACAGCCTTCAGCTTGCAAATACCGATAACGCCCAGCACGATGCAGCGGTATGGCTCAAGATTAATAATGTCGATGTACCCCGTTCTACTACGGTATTTACTGTACCAGCCCGTAAAAGTGCTGGGGTATTTAGTTATGTTTGTGCTTACTCCGAAGTGGTGTTTTCTTTAGAGTCTGGCGATGAGATGGAACTGTACTGGGCAACTGGTCAAGCCTACGACACCTCCCCCGCAACAGACGGTATTTACATAGAAGCGTTAGCAGCACAAGCTAGTCCCTATGCCAGACCTGCAACCCCTTCTGCATTAGGCTCAATTACCTTTGTATCTAGGCTTCCATCATGATAAACTTGACACCAAATAACCTTGTGAGGCATATATGGGATTCTTTGACAGCTTAGTTCCTACCGAACAATATCAAGCCCAGACTTTAGCCAAGCAATCTGGCGGTCAGGGTACGCCTATTCCTATGGCTCCAATGCAGCCACCAGTGCCACAACAGTTTGCCAAAGGCGGGTTAGCTGCTGCAAACAATCAAATTCAACAAACCCAGGTTATGAAAGTAATTGCTAATTACTTTAAAAACAAGGGTTTACCAGTAGAGCCAGCCATGGAAGGCGTTAAAAAAGAAATTGAAAACGGTCTTAAGTTAATCCCGTTTGAAAGTTCAGTAATGGGGTTTAAGTCATTGGGCAATGATGTAGCTCAAATCCATTTTTTTACAGTTGGAACCATGCAAGACTTAGCAAATGACATGCAATACTTTTATAAGTATTTGAAAGATAAGGGAATTAAGACTGTTTATGACTCAATTCCAGCCCCAATTACCACTCAAATATTTGATCGTTTAGGCGCAACTATAGTTAAATCTGACAAACCTGACTTTAAATTTAAGGCAACAATATGATTTTGGATGTACAA